TGATTTAGATAACGATATTATCGTTGCTGAAGCGTTTACCAAGACTATCAAAGAACGTGGACCAAAAGGCAAGAATATGATTTGGTCTTTAGTAGATCATAAAGCTGATATGGCACATACTTTGGGTAAGCCTAAAGAGTTATACATTGAAGGCGATATGCTTGTTGCGGTTACTGACTTAATAGAAACTGAATGTGGCGAAGATGCTATCAAGTTATATGAAGCTGGTTTAATCAATCAACACTCAATCGGATTTAGTACGTTAAAGTCGGATGTAAACCAAAAGACAGGTGTTCGTACAATTACAGAGTTAAAATTATATGAAGGTTCTGCGGTTCTTTGGGGTGCTAATCCAGAAACACCAACATTGGGATTCAAGGGTGAGTTTAAAGAAACAAAAGAAAATTTATCAATAAGATTAGAAAACTTAATTAAGGCATTTAGAGGTGGTACATTCACAGATGACACCTTTGCTTTAATGGAGATTCAAATAAAACAAATACAAGCTGAATTATTGGCTTTGGAAATTACTGAAACAATCACTCAACCCGCTGAAGCAGTTGAGCCGACACCAGTGGTAGAAGAAAAGAATAACGAAGAAGTATTAAAGGCAATTAAGCAATTTAACAATCTATTTAAAAAGTAAAAATGGAAAATTTAATCAACGAAATGGCTGAGAACCTTAAAGGTTTTCAAGCTAATGCAGAAGCTCAAATTAAAGAGGTATCTGCACAAGTAACTGTTGTAAAAGACGAGTTACAAAAACAAATTGACTCTCAATTAGCTACACAAAAGAAAGCAGCTAAGAAAGAAGTTAAGTTTATGGATGAAGTTATTATGGAGAAATTAGATGGTAACTTTGAAGCAATGGAAAAGTCTTTAAAGAATAGCGGTAAATTCCGTTTAGACTTATCTGATGTTAAGACAATGACTTTAAGTGGTAACTTAACTGGTGATTCTCAAGCAACTTATGCTCCAAACCCAGCTATCCAACCATCTCAATCTTTAAACTTTAGAGATTTAATCCCTACTGTTAGAAGTGAGACTGGATTGTATGTTTACTATCGTGAGAACGCTGGTTTGACTAACAACATTGCTGCTCAAACTGAAGGTTCTGATAAAGGTGAGAACAACTACTCTTTGACTGAAGTTAAAGTTGTAAACGATTACCTTGCTGGTTTCTCTACTTTCTCTAAGCAAATGTTGAAGTCTTTACCTTTCTTGACTCAAACATTACCAAGAATGTTACAAAGAGATTTCTTTAAGGCTGAGAACGCTGCATTCTTTACTGCGGTATCTGGTGCTGCAACAGGTTCAACTACAACTGCTGAAACTAACGATTTGTTACAATTAGTTGACTATATCGGTAACCAAAAGGCTGCAAACTTTGTACCTTCTTATGCTTTAGTATCTCAACAACAAATGGGTCGCTTATTGAAAGCAACTATCGCTGCTGGTTACTATGCTGGTGCTGGTAGTGTTATCGTTAACCCTAATGGCGGTATCACAATCTGGGGTGTTCCAGTTGTATCTGCTTCTTGGGTAACTGATGACAAAGTATTAATCTTTGATTCAAGCTACTTAGAGAGAGTTGAAGTTGAAGGATTAGCTATTGAGTTCTCTTATGAGAATGGAGATAACTTCCAAAAGAACTTGGTAACTGCTCGTATTGAGTGTTACGAAGACATTAACTTAATGTTGACTACATCTGCAATCTTTGCTGATATGGGTAACGTAGGTTAATCTTAAGGATTAGTAAATAATGACCCCTGCCAATTCGGTGGGGGTTTTTTATTGGAATAAATTAAGTAATTTTGTAAAAAAAGGGTATGTCTTATAATAATTATATTAATGACTTTAGTGCCGTTCCTATCGCACCAATAGTTGAGCCAGTTACTTTAGCAGAAGCAAAATTGTATTGCCGTGTTACTACAACCGCTGAAGATACTTTGATTACGTTAATGATTACACAAGCAAGGGAAGCTATTGAAGTTGCAACAGGATTAAGTTTAATACCAAAAGACATAACTACTTATTTCAATAATGTAAGTGGCAATTTTGAGATTCCTTTCGGACCAATTGACATTGATACGTTTGAGTTGTTTGATATGGAGCAAGATGGAATAGAGGTTACAACACCTAACTTACAATTAATAGGCAATGAGTTCCCTAAATTAGTTTCACCAAGATATGCCAATTTAAAGGCTACTTATGAAGCTGGTTATACAACTATCCCTAAAGACCTTAAATTAGCTATATTAGACCAAATTAGCTACGATTACGAGAATAGAGGATTGGATGGTGATTCTGGTATTTGTGAAAAGTCTTGGAAAGCGTGTCAAAGATGGACAAGAATAAGCCCAATTTTATAATATGAAGTTAGGAAAAGCGAAAGCAAACTATATTGATGCCAACACGATGACTCGCCAAGTTGGAATCTATGCTCCAACAAGGACAAGTGATGGTCAAGGTGGGTACACTACTACGTTTGCCCTACAAAGCACAGTTTGGGGTGATTTAAGACCAGATAATCAAGTTCGTGAGATAGGTGAGTCGGAATTGCAGTTTGACCAAAGAAACCGCCTTTATATTCGTTTTGGAGTTACTATATTAGATTCTTACGAGGTAGAGGTTGAAGGCGATAGATACACAATACATTCTATTAAGAACGTAGAGAACCAAAATAGGTTCTTGGAGTTAATAATTTACAAGTAATGGCATTTAGCGTTAACTTAAATGGATTAAAGGACATTCAAGATGCTTTAAAAAACATTGATGGGAAATTAAAGCAAGATGTTGGGGATGAGATTAACGCTTCGGCTTTGAAGATATTAACCGATGCCAAAAGACTTGCACCTGTCAATTTCGGTCAATTAAGGAATCAAATAGCATTAGACCCAATTAATAATTTAACTTATGGAGTAGATGCTAAGGCATCTTATTCGCCTTATGTAGAATTTGGTACTGGTCCACAAGTAAGTGTTCCAGCTGACTTTACATCCTATGCAGCACAATTTAAAGGTCAAAAAGGCGGTAAGTTCAAGGACTTTGTTGATGCTTTGACTTTGTGGGTTAAGCGCAAAGGCATTGGCGATGGCAAAAATGATAGAGGATTAGCTTATGTTATTGCAAGGAGTATATTACAAAAAGGGATGCGACCTCAACCTTTTTTAATACCTTCGTATGAAACGGAAAAGCCAAAATTAATACAAAGACTAAAAAAATTGTTAGATGTTAAATCCTAATATAGAAATAAAAAAGTGGTTTTATACTAACTTGACAAGTGCGAGTGGATTAGTTGTTTACGATGGTTTTGCTCCAGAAGGTGCAGGTAATGAGTATATTGTAATGACAGGTAGGACATCAAGCCAAGATCAAGGCAAAGCTGGATATACAAATAGTATTAGCATCACAGTTGATATTATTACAAAAAATGCTAACTTTGGTTATAAACGTGCTGAAGCTATAAGCGATTTGATATTAGAAGATATAAACTCGGATACAACAATAACCTTATCAAATGGTTTTGGTGCATCAAGTTTAAGTATAGAAAGTATTAGAAATTTAGATGGCTTAAATCCTTTAGATAACGTTTTTAGAGTATTGATAACTTATAACATAATAATAACTCAAATTTAAAATTAAATAAAATGCCAGAAACAAAAGTAAGCGGTAGAGATTATATCCTCTTAGCTGACATAAACAATGATGGAACATTCAAGCCTGTTGCTTGTTTGACTACAAACTCTTTAACATCAACTAATGACACAATAGATGCAACTTCTAAGTGTGGCAACGAGTACACTCCAGCACCTTCTTTTTCTCAATCTTTTGATTGTGAAGGTTTTGCAATTGATGAAACAGGTACACCATCTAAAGATAGTTACCAACAATTATATGCTGCTCACGCTGCAAAGACTTTATTCGCAATTAAGATGGGTAAAGCAACTCCAACTGCAGGTGATATCACTTATGGTGGTGCTGGTCAATTAGTGTTTATTAGCGATTTCGGTGTAACTGCTGACGATAAAGATGATGTTAAATTTACTGCAACTTTCGTAGTAAGTGTTCCTCCTATCACACAAACTGAAACTGTATAATAAATAAAAAACTATGTACGAATTAAAGACTGACAACAACACAATCCACCTAAAGTGGGGAACTTGGGCTATGAAAAGGTTTTGCGAATTAGAGAATAAAAATCTAATGCAACTAATTGAGGTTTTATCTGGAGGGGTTTATGACTTAGATACAATCGTTCATATTGTTCAAGCAGCAGCAGAAAGTGGATGCAAGAGCCTTAAAAAGCCTATTGACTTTGATGAATTTGATGTGTGCGAATGGATAGATCAAGTTGGTGGGTTATCTGCAAAAGATGGACAATTAGTTGAGTTTATGAGATATATGCAAGACTCAATGACTCCAGATTTAAAGCCAGAAAAGGAAACGGACGAAAAAAAAAATTAGGGTTTTATAGTTG